TGTGTTGAAGTTTATGTTCATACTTGCCAGTATTTTTTGTAAATATACAAATATAATTCTATAACTTTTTTTTGTGCTTCCTCTTGTGTGTATATTTTTGGCGATATTTTTTTGTCTCCATTTTCGTTAATTTCAACTTTCAAACCTTTTTTTGTAGGTAAAACGCCAACAGTAACATTGTTTTTTATGCACCATTGCATTGCCTTTCTGTGATCGTCTGTTTGCGGTATGTTTATTTTTTTATTTTTAGCCATTGTTTATTGTCTTAAAACATACTAATTTGATTATCATCAATTATTTGTGTATAGAATATTTCTACTTCAATACCTTGCATTTTTTCATCACAAATAATAGCTTTTATTTTATTATTTTTTTGTTCTAAAAATATAGCTTTTCTATGTTTACCATTACTATAAAAAGTAAATTTTTCTCCTATTTTCATATTTAAAATAAACTTATTTGATTTTGTGAAACTTCTTTGTAAGCGTTAGCATTAAATTTTAATATGTTTAATTGATCTTCTTTTACACAATCAACATTTCCTATAAATTCAAATGATTTTGTTACACTAACTTTTCTTTGTTGTCCTCCTTTTTCGTTTTCTTTTCTAATTTTATCTAAGTTGTTTTGAACATCGCAAACTCTCCAATTATTTGAATTTTCTCTTTTATTCCATAATGCAGGATTAGATGTTTTTGCATAAAATCTTTTACCATCTTTAACGTATAATTTAGCAATATAATCGCTAACAAATCCACCTAATCCTAATCCTTGATAATCAGGTAATACGACTGTTCTACTCATTCTAAAAGCGTTTTTCAATGTACCACTTGGCAAAGGTAAAACAGCATTAAAAGCTACAGGTTTATTATTCCAAGTAGTTAAAAAACATTTTGAACTTTTAGATAAATCTTCAGTTAAATAGTGATATTGTTTAAATATATTCCAAGTTTCATATCTACATCGAAATATCTGTAATTCAATTTTTGGTCTTTGCCTTCGACTTGACGCTCTCTCGAGACGCCCTTTTAATGGTGAATATGTCCAATCTGGCAACAACCATTCCATTATATCAAAGTGACAAGATGCAAGGATTATTTTTTTATTATTTCTTCTTATGTATTTTTGTAAAGCATTACTCATTGCTTTTGCAACATCTCTATCAACTACACTTGTAAACTCATCAATTAATATAACATCATTTTCTTTTGCTTTACCAACTTTATAGGCTAGAGATGCTCTATATTGCTCCCCATTACTTAATAAACTAAATGGTCTAAGCCAAGTTGGAACTGATGCTAATCCCATAGAGGATAATAAAAATGTTGCTTCCTTTGGTTTTAACCAATCAAAATTACTAATTAAAGGCTTTTTATCATCAAATTCATCTAAAGTTAAATCTCCAAATTCTTTTAGTAAAGTTGTTTTACCAGTTCCTGAACCACCATAAATAACACCAATGTTCCAATCAAATGTTTTGCATTCACTAAAGTTTATTGGTATTTTTACAATTGTTTCTTCTTTGTTTTGTATGTCAAATGCTTCATACACATATTTAGTATATCTATCATTTATAATTTTATTTTTTCTTTCTATGTATTTCATATTATTATATTTTTTAAAATGGTACATCGTCATCGGTTACAACCTTAAACCTTTTTGTATTTAAATCAACATCCCTATAAACACCGCCGTTTTTAAAATCAGGAGCAATATCAAAATCGCCTAATTGGCCGTTTTCTTTTCGTTTTACTTTTTCAACATACATTTTCACAATATCTGAATCAAATTTTGTGCGTTGTCCAATGCATCTATAAACAATTAATCCGTTGTAGGCTTTATTAAAAAAGTCAGCCGAGCCACTTATATCATACAAAGTTGGTTTTTTATAGTTTCCGTTTTCGCTTTCTATTTTTCTAGGATGCGCCACTAAAAACAAATGTGTATTTGTTTGCTGACAAAATTGTGTAATTTCTGATAATACTTTACCGATATAAGAATGGTCTCTTTGTGCTGAATGGTCTAGCATATTCCAGGGATCTATCACACAAACATTAATTCCTTTTTGAAATACTAACTCTTTAAAATGGTTTAATATTGCTTTTAAAGTTAAATTTTCCAAATCTATTTTAACCCAAAAAAAGTGATCTTCAATAAAATCTTTTGTGTTGTTTAATTGGTTATTATCGCAATTAGTTTCGTTTAATTTATTAGCGATTCTTTTTATGTGGCCCTCGTATGGAAATGATTCAGGAGCAAAGATTGCGCATCTCATATCGTAGGTAGTTGCTAGGTTGCAAAATATTTGGTCAATTACATCGGATTTTCCTGAATTTGGTATTCCGGTAACAACCGACCACTCTCCTAAAGACATTTTAAAATATGTATCTGAATTCGGCAAACCTATTGAATAGTTTTTAACTCCCGCCTCATTGTAATTTAAAACCGATTGCCAAATGTCATCAACATTTAAAACGCCCTCCAAAGGAAAGTTCTTAGCGCCTTTAATAACGTTTCTTAATGATTCGGCTCCCTTAGATATTAAAATTTCGTTAGCGTCGTTAAAATCGCCAAAATCAACGTATTTACATCTATATGCTCCAAACCTTCTTGCGAGTTCTTTTCTAAGTTCAATTCCCGGATTGTCGTTATCTGTGCAAAGTATTATTTCTTTTTTATCTTTAAAGTATTGCCAACAGTTGTCCAAATATTCTAGTCTTTGGCTACCTTTAGACGCTCCATTTGGAACAGAACAAACGGAATAAATACCCGCCTCGTGTAAAGTTAAAGCATCCATTTCTCCCTCGACAATATAAATTTTGTCCATTTCTTTAATATTGTCAAGGCCATAAAATATTAGTTCAGCGCCTGAAACCATTTTAAAGTTTTTCTGCGAATCTCTATATTTTACGTTTACAAGTTCATTCTCTCGATAGTAGTTAAAGTTTACGGCCCTACGCTTTGCGTTTACTTGCGGAAAATACTCCATTGATTGACCAACCTTCCAATGTTTTAAAGTTGGCTCTGTGATACCTCTACCTTTAAACCAATCAATAACTGGCTCAGAAATATTTAGTTTAATTTTTTGAGGAACAATGTATTCTTGTTTTTTCTCAAATTTTGTAGTTCCACCCCAACCGCAGTTGTGGCAATTCCAAAGGCCTTTGTCTAAATCTACTGACAAACATTTATCACGTTTGTTTTTTCTTGTATGACTACACTTTGGGCATTGTGTTTTAATTTTGCCGGTCGTTTTGTTACCGACATCAATATTGAAGTCTTGAAATGTTTTCATTAAGTTTTGTTTGTTTTCGCTAAATTAAAAAAATTATTTTAAATATTAAAACATTCTTATTTGTTGTTTGTGTTCGTTTATTCTTTTTATTGCTGCGTTGTAATATTCTGTATCTAATTCACAAGCGGTTAAATCAAAGTTTAAGTTGTGACAAGCAATTGCAATACTGCCACTTCCTAAATGTGTATCTAATATTTTATCTCCCTCTTTGGCATAGTTAATTAATAACCATTCGTAAAGTTTTACTGGTTTTTGTGTTGGGTGTATTCTTATATTATCAGCATTTTGTGGTCGCATATAAAAAGTTTTAGCTGATTGGTCAAAAGAAGTCCAAGCTAGTTCACAAGATGCAAAAGAAACATTTTGTGGTTGTTGTTTATCCCATATTAAAAAACATCTAGTAGGCTTTAAATAAAAATAGTTACCACCCCAGATAATTTGATTTTTACTGACCCTTTCTAATTCTTTAAAATACTCTTGACTAGGTATTTTACTATCCCAGCTTTTACCTTTACCTCCATAATGTCCTAATCTACCACTTGAATTAATATCAATTCCATAAGGAGGGTCTACAATAGCCAAGTCAAAGTGATTGTCCTCATACCTTGACATTAGTTTCATATTATCTTCGTTTGTTATTTTCATTTTATAATTTATTTAAATCTAATATTTGTTTTTTTAAATCATCAATTTTTTGTTGCTTTAACTCTGATAAAAATTTGAGTCTTAAAATATCTAATTTACCCGGTAAAAACCAATCATCAGGGTAATTAACTTTAACATAATTTTCTATTTCTTTAAATGCTTCTTCCATTACTTTAATTGTTTTGATTTATTAATATTTATTGTCGCTACTTCTTTGTTTATTAAATTGTTGTTTTCAAAGTCTGTTGTTTTTGGCAAAGGTTTTTCAAACCATTTTAATTTTAGATCCTCTAACTCAAATAAAAAAATTCCTTTAGGTGTGCTATTTATGTATATTGGAACATCGCCAAACTTTTTTGATTCTTTTATTAGATAATCGTATTTAGGTTTTTCAATTATTAGTTTGTCATAATGTGCAGCTCTGCATTTCAACTCAATTCTGTTTTTTGTTTCAATATCGTAACAATCAGATTTTGAAAAATTTTTACTTGTATCAACTAATAAATTATAATAGTTTTTTGATAACCAATTAAACAAATCAGATTCACGCCATTTAGATAGGCTTTTACTTATTGCCATCTTGAACGTATTTTTTTAGTTCTTGAAACTCTTTTGTTTGCAATGTTTGCTTTATATTAAATTCGTATAACTCTCCGCCTTTTGTTTTTGCTCCTAGTTCTTTTTGTCCAGTAGCCGGTGAGGTATAAATATAATATTCAATAATCCCTTTTATTTTGTTATAGCCTATTGGCTTAGTTTTAGAACGGTAATCATCCATAAAACGATCAATGTACTTTATGCCGTTTTTATCTGTGTTTCTTAATTTAAGAATACTTAAAAAGTTTTTCGCCCAAAATTGGTCATCTCTTAAATCTTTTGCTACGTTGTAAACATCTCGTAAATTATATTTATCAATGCGCTGAATTTTATCTAAACATTCCAACCATTTGTTTTTTTGCGCTTTTGTTTTCGGTCTATAATTTAAAGGAAAAAGGCTTATAAAATGTGGAAACGCCTTTTCAGTAATCTCAGTAAAAATAGGCGCTTTTACATTTTGTACATTATTCTTTTTTATATTATTTATATTATTATATTTATATATAACCTTGCGCTTTTCGTCAATAGGGGTGTTGATCTTTTCGTCAATAGGTATTGCGCTTTTCGTCAATAGGGTAGAAATGTAAATTCTTCTCTCTTTTATGTTCTTTGTTCCCTTTTCATAAATCATTTTTATTTTTAGAAATTCATTCTTTTCTAAATTAGAAATCCATCGCGAAACCGTAGATTTTGAAACCTGATAAAGTTGTGAAAAATATTCATTAGAGGCGTAACAATAGCCTTTTTCATTTGCTAAGGCGGTCAGTTCGCCATACATTAATTTTTCGTTAGCCTTTAAGTTTTTAGCGTATCGTACCTCTGCCGGTATTACGGCATAATAGTTTTTCTTGTTTTCCATTTTGAAAAAATATTTTTACAAATTTAGCTGATATTTTACAGAATCGCAAAATTTTCTTAATTCTTCAAAGATTTTTTTAAAATCCTCGAGAGAAATCTCGCTATCCTCGTACTTGTGCCAAAGCAATTCAATTAGTAAATCAAATTCAACTCTAGTTGATTCGCCAATATACTTGTAATTAACTGATTCGTCAATTGTTTTGCTTTGCGTGTATCTCACCTTTTGTAAATCAGGATTAAAATAAATAATTTTGTACTTCATTTTTATACGCTTTTAAAATAATTATCAATGGTTTCTTTGCAATCGTCAAAGTTATTTAACCAAATAGCCTCCCAATTGCAATTTTCAAGCCATTTAAGCCATTCTTTTTGCTTTGGTGTAGGTTTGTTGTACTTGTACTTTAATTCTATCGCTAAACCGCTTCTTTTTGAGTTTGGCGTAAAAATAAGTAAATCAGGTATTCCAGGCTTTGTGCCAAGATATTTCAATTTGTATTGTTCAAAAGGCGATCGTTTACCCTCATTCATTGGGTGCGTAAAAATTGCGTTCGGATATTGCATCTGAATATAATTAATTACGGCCCTTTGGAGTAAATCCTCGCCCTTTAAATACTTTTGATATGGATTTGCCCTAGCCATTAAATTGCATTGTCTAAAACGCCAATTAAATGACGTATTTCTGAACGCTCTAATTCTGCAAAAAACATTTTGTTGTCTTTGTAAATTGTTACGTTGTAATGGTCTTTTTTTGATTTTTCAATTTTTATTTCTAATTCGTCCACAATAAAGGTTTTTTTTGTTGGGTTAATGTTTCAGTTCTAACAATGTCATCAGTCTCAAATTGAGATGATATTTTTTGTTCTTCTTTTTTATTTAAATATTCTTCTCGTTTGTCTTTTAATTTACCAAGTTTAAAAAGTAAAATATTTATTTCGCTTTCAATATCTGTGATTAATACTTCTTGGTTTTCCATAAAAAAATTATTTTCAATTAATTTGTAATTTTCTCTAAAATAAGGATCAAACTTAAATAAGTCTTTAGCGCTTTTGACGTGATGCACAATTGTGGCGTGATTCATATTTAAAAATTTTCCGACTTGCACATATCTAAATCCTTTAACCTCATAAAAAGCAATTAAGCAAAATATTTTTTTAGCATCAACAACCTCTCTAACTCTGCTTTTATCTTTTGCGTCTTGCTTTAAGTGTCTAATAATTAAGTTTCTTAGTAATTCTAATTGTTCAAACATATACTATTTTATAAAATTAAACTTCCATCTTCAGAAAATTCATTCCAGTTATATCCTGAAACTATTCCGGTTTGTTTATATATTTTCCAATCGCCAAACGCTCTTTTCCAACCCTTACGCCCTTGTTCAATCATTTCCTCACTTAATCCGTAAACCTCTACCGAAAATGGATAATTAGTTTCAACCGCTATAAATCTAAAATTTTCTGCCGGTATTCCTAACATATCAGAATAAAATGCGCATTGTAAATGATAGCCGTATTTGTAAACGTCTCTTTTAAACGCCATTGGTGCATTGTCTTGGCACGTTTTAACATCGCTAATAAAGTTTTCAACTCTATTTAAACAATCAGGCCTCACACGAACTTGCAAATCCTCGTGTTCTAAATAATGCGACAATTCAATTTCGCCTTTGCAGTATTTTTGTGCTAAATCGTGATTTCTAAAGTTGTTAAGAATCGCAGTTATTTTTTGGTGATCATCAAATGCGACTAATGATTTTCCTTCCGCCTTTTCTTGCTCCATTGCAAATTGCTCTTTTCCCGCCTTTGTACGTCTGTCAATCTTTGGCATAACGTGAAAGTCTTTATAGTATAATTCAGGCTCTAACATTGCGCAATGTACCGCAGTACCTAACGCCATTGCAGAGGATTCAAAAGGCTTTTGATTTAAAAAGTGATAAACTGATTTTTTAAATATTGCTTTTAAACCTGATGCGCTTATTCCAGGCGATGAATGATAATCCTCGTTCGTATCAAATAACGCTTTTACTACTTTTTGTTTTGTTTCCATTTGTTTTTTTATTTAAGGATTGATGTTATAAAAAGAATAATTATTGCCACTATTACTGATAGCAATAAATAAGTTGTTAATCCTATTCTAGTTTTTGATTTATTCATATTTCTACAATCTATTGTCACA